AAGTTACACCAGCCATTTGCGATTCTCGTTATCTTTAACAATATTCGTTACTGTTCGTAGATCTTGGAATCTGTAGGTGGGAGTGGTCCCCATAACTGCAGTGACACCAAATCCGCCGGTAGCCTCATTTCTCCACATCATGACAAACGCAGCCTCGCCCCAGGTGCCAGCCTTTCCTGCATACCAATCTGGAAAGTTCTCCATACCATAGTCTTGAATGGACGTGGTAGCATTCAGCGTTCTAGGATTAGTGCCACGGACGGCCACAGCGCATTCAGTCTTAGCAAATTCTGTTCTAATTTGTGCATAAGACACGAATGTATTGTAGCACAAAACAGCAAGATCATTAGGGGTGATTTTACAGTTGCTTGAAGCACCCGAGGGGTTATCAAAAAATGTCCCTGCGGCGAAATTAAAATCCGTGCAGATCTTATTCATTCTTGCTAGGAATTTTTCTCGAGGAGTTCCTGCCCCCGAAAGCTTTTCTCCAGCGGCACGGGCTACAATCTCACAACACTGATTGTGAGAAGGTACCGCGAACAAAGTGATTGCTTCTCTATATGTTAGAATATCGCCGGCAGCTAGCGGAATATCATTTCCAGACCAAGTTGGTTGCGAATTCGGATCCGTGGGTAGCACCGTGAATTCTTGGTCTAGTAGGGTATTAGCTGGCAAGGGTGCTGTTCTAGCGTTATTTTCAATTACTAGGATATCGTACAATGCCCTAGCGCAAAGAATCTTAGTTGTTGACGCCGGAACTCTAAGATCATCTTTATTCTTATTGAACTTGGTGACAAGTGTTGCGTCCATCTTAACAACTGCACCGCTAGCTTTAATAAGATTCGATGGGCCAACCTTAAGGTTGTTGACTGGAGGGGGTGTTGCGTCGCTAGCATACAAAAGAACCCAATTGTCGCGCCATTTACCCTTATTCTCGTTCGGATCCTGGTCCATACCCTTGATCCATACAGTATATGGTTGATCTTTATTGTTTACAACCCCATACATAGACTGGAAAATCATGAACCAACGAGAACCAGACACCTTGTGGATCGTAATTGTACCGAAAAGTCTAATTCCCTTATAGACCGGCGTATTATTTTCGATGAGTGCTCTCGCGTAATCGGTGTAATAATTTCCTGGAGGTAGCTCGTTCAATTTCAGTACTGATGCTGTATTAGTGCCGCTAATATCCTTGGAGAAGGCAATATTAGGTGTTGATAAATTCACCCAAGAACTAAACGTTCTATAGGGGGCAGTTCTATACCAAGTTTGACCTGGGGCAAAGAACAATTGAGTAGTTCCACTAGTCTCGCCGCCGTTAAAGACTAGGAATACACTACGGTTTTCAATAGAGGTAGAAGACGAATATGCAGGATCAAAGGGCGGAGCATTTACCAACGTTGGGACCACTGTTGATTCAGCGACATATGCCCCACCATACCCAACGCCGATGTAAGTATTAAGATCTGCACCCGACGGCATAAGCCCTCGGTTTGTTCCAAAGTTATTCTTAATACCTTTTTCGATTGAATCCATCCAATTCTTAATAGTAGAATAGTATGGCTCTTCATATTCCTGTGGCTGGGTTTTAAAATTCCAAAAATCTGGAACCGGAGTACTCATGGTGCCCTTCCGAAAGGTACCCTTCCAAACGGCGCATGACCAAAACCATGTAGGGCTGTTTGAATAAGGTTGTTAAGTTGACCTGCCGAAGGCATAACTCCTCGCGTGGAGCCGGTGCCATATAGCTGTTTTAAAATCTTATCCATAATGGCAGGTGGTGTATATCTAGAATCTAAAATATAATGTCCGCTTTCCACTCCAGAGATGGACATATCAGGTGATGTATTAATGTCAAACTCGAACGTATCTAGTTCAGGGTCGGCATTTACGGTTTCGTATTTTCTATCGGCCCTAAGACATACACAGTTATACAACAAGTGAATTTTGTATGCGAAATCCGTACCGGTGTATGATTTACCGATTAATGTGCGATAAGTCATATTGAATTGCCCATTTGATTGGTTTGTAGCAACCATTCCGGGAAAATCACCAACCATCTGATACCCAAAACGAGTATCGAAATCTTTAGGGTATGTGTAACTGGTTACTTTAAGTTCGGTTTCAGTGTTTGAAACATCGGTGTATAGTCGTTTACCCTCATAATAAAACGGTTTAAATTCTCCACCGGAAATGATATCATCAACTGAAACTAGACCGTCCCATGCTCTAGTAATGTTGCCCCAATATACAACACCACAATCTATTCCGGTTTCGAATAGCTTGTTATCTTCTAAACCCCATTTTACATTCGGAACGAAGTTAAGTTTTATACTCATTGATTCCTACTAGCATGTAAAGCTCGACGACCCCGAATCATGTCGGCTCGTGACGTCTTTTTCTTAGGCTTATTCTCTTCGTTAATAACCTGAATGAGTGTCAGTAGACGATTTAGTGGCCAATACTGAGCTTGGAAATCGATTTGGAGTGTGACCATCCAATAATAAATTACCTCGGTCGTAATAATCTTGCCGAGACCTGGAGGGGTTCTCTTTGCTGAGTCTTCCCGAAACCAAGTTGCCGTTTGGCTATCTTGGAGATAATCGCCAATGGCTTTTATATGCTCGGTGGTCAATGAATTAAAGACTTCAGGACCTACCTCGGTTAAAGACATACATCGGAAATAATCAATTACTTCTTCTTCAGTCTTTCGATGCTTCTCAAGAGAAGACATGTATGGTTTTTTATGCTTAGCTTCCCATTTTGACAGAGAGTACAAGGAATGCTCGAGTTGCAAATGAACTTCAGGAGTCGTAACGAATTCATTACTAAGTTCGTCAAAACATTCTTGTGCTTTAATCGTTAACTCGAGCATTCCTATATTCCTTATCCAAATGGTATAATGCCGAACGGCCCAATGCCGAACGGTTCATTAGTTCAGGGAGGAGACAGAAGACCGATTACTTCCGTGGGTAGTGGAAGGCGGGCTTCAAGCGCTGCTGTCCCATAAAGGATATCTTCCAAAGCCTTAAGCTTGGCTGCTGGAACCTTCAGAGAATTGATGGTTAGTTGGGCAGTTGACTTAAGAACATTACCGGCATTGATTGGTGTAGTACTAAGTTCCCACGAGAAGGTCGTGGCCTCCGGTGAATCATTCACCGTAGAGTAAGCCTTCTCCGAAGGTGCAGCCATAGCATTATAAATGAGGTGGATCTTGTATCCCGCATCCATACCCTTGCTATCGTTACCAACCTTAGTTCGGTAAGATAGACCAAATGGCTTTCGTGGTTGCTGGCCAACGTATAGACCTGGAACCGGTTCTGCAGTTCCATCCACCAGTGCGAATTCGTCAGGGTAATTGTATGCTTCTACTGTGGCTGCGAACTCTTCCGCTGACATCAACGACATGTAGACGTCATTATCAGCATAATTCTTAGTAACCTCAGCACCGGAGGGTGACTCGGTTACCGAGATCAAACCGTTCCAAGCATAGGCTTTATCATAGGCAGAAGTTGTGGCATTGAGAGGGTAAAAGACACCCTTATCAACACCGAGTTCGTACTGCTTATCTCCAGTTTCGTGCCAGGCCAGAGCGACCATGGGGCCTCCTAAAAGTAAAGTATAATGGTGGCGTTATAGAGATCGTCTACAACAAATTGTCTATCAAATATCGATAGTTTGAGGTCTGTAAGTTTCTCGATAATATCTTCGGGATCGTCAGGGTCACTGAAGATATATGTCACTTCATACCTTCGCATTTTGAAGTATGGTTTATCATCACCATAATTCGTATGGGAGGAGACCCTCCGATAAACAATACAAGGGTATTGCATATACAAATTCTCAGGGGGTTGAAAATATACTCTAGATTCATCGCCTAAGATCCCAGCAAGAAGCTCGTGTAATTTAAGCCTTCGGTCCATTGTACAGCTCCCCTATCGATAGAATAAGTCGTGGTGGTTTAACCTCGACTCGATTTACTTTCCATAGTTGTCCTGCAAACTCACAATATCTTATCTGTGAGATATGACCCAAGGCGTATTCATCAGTTACAACCTCAATAATGTTTTGGATACTTAAAGAATCTGAAACCCCCGTAGATTCCCGGAGTTTACTAGTCGATTGTTTGACATCACCAAAATAATGACGATCAATCATTACGTCCTTGTAAACTCCGGGACGGATTTCAACAGGGGTTGCGTATCCTACTTTTCCATAGTAACGCAACCCAACTCCTTACTAGGCCTTAACCTTCCAAATTCGAACAGCGCTGCGCCACTTACGAAGGGCCCCCGAAATACGAGTTTCAAGCAGGTACAGTTCCTGGTTGAAATTAAGGTCGAAGTCATCGAAGAATGTAACCTCTCCACCCTTATCGGTACCCACAGAGTAGTCCGTAAGATTCACTGCAATGCCCACAAGCTCGCAAACTTTATCTCCGTCAGGGGTAGTGATAGTCTTCTCCAACCCCTTCATAAGATCGACACCCACAATACGCCCAACCTGAAGCGCTGAAGTTAGGTTCTCCATGGTCGGGTACAGACGATTTCCAAGTTCGCTCTTAAGCAAACTCATATTGGCAATCTGCAAACGAGAAGCGAAGAACGTCGGGTTGCCGCTACCTTCGTAAGCGAGAAGCGCCCTCACGATCTCTTCAGGGGTGTCCTCGTCGGGAACATCTGCATCAATAACGTAGTCCGAGGCATAAAAGGTGTGGTCTGATAGAATAGAACGGATACCCTTTCCTTCAGCAAGACCGAGGGGTTCCTTAATCTTGTCCGGGTCATCGATGGCGCGACCGTCACCGAGAAGAATTGCACGTGCAAGCTCCTCATCAAGCATGATTCGCATTTCCTGCTTGAGGAATACGACGACGTCGAAGTCTTGGATGTCTAGGATATCATCCCGATCCAACTTCTGCTTTTTGTACACCGTGGTCGGCGTGGTGATTCGGTTCTGAAGACCGAAGAACTCTTCCTTCTTCAGAGTACCAGTAACATAACCCTTTGCCCGGGCAGTATTATAGGTGAGATCTGCTGAGATCGTCTTGATGCGTGAGAATGGGTTATGGTGAACTCCACCCAAAACAGCCTCTACCCAGTCCGTCCGTCGCTTGACCAGATCGGGCATGTCGCCAATGATCTTAGCCTCGGGGAACAACATATCGATATTGTCAATACCATAGGTTCCAGCATGTTCAAGAACGGCATCCCTAAGAGACCCGCGACGATCGGCAAAGCGAACAATGGTCTGAACCTGCTCGTGGGTAAGAGTCGTTCCGGCGGGGTTAGTTACCGGACCATTGGACTCAAAAGTATCGTGGATGGGCATACTGCCCCTTTCATGGCTAAGTGTTTTCTTCTTTTCTTCGTCAGATTCGGCTTCGTCAGCCTCATCTTCGTTAGACTTGGTCTTAGTCTCATCTTCGTCAGAATCGACCGTGTCTTCTTCAGAATCAGACTTGGGCTTAGCTTCGTCTTCCTCACCCTCGGCAGATTGTTCAAGCTTAGACTCTAGAGCTAGCTTGGCAATGTATTCCACCACAGCTTTCTGCTCATCAGTCATGGAATTATAAATGTCCTCGATGGTATCATCAAGATCTTCGTCCATACTGTCTCCCTCGTGGTTTATTTCTAGTTCTTCGCCAGAATAGATCATGGCATTATGATTTTCAGATCCGACCCAAACGTCAGACGCATCATACTCATGATTCAAACTGACAAAATCAATAAATGCTCCCTCATTAGCACCAATTGGTACTACTGAGACTTCTCCAATTGAACCATCTAGAACGTCCATGCCATTCTTAATTAAACGATCAGCGAAGATGCTAAGTTGATTCAAATCCCCATGCTGGACCCTTAGCTTTACGTCTTGAGCCTCTTTAGACTCATTAAAAAACGCATCAGTTCGGACTCCCTCAGGAGTATACTTCAAAGTGGCGTATCCTAGAATATAGGGAATCTCATCTCTTTTATGCCGCCACACAAGAGGAACATTCTTACCATCGTCCTTGGCAAACGCGCCCTGGCGAATAGTATGGCCGTCGGTGCATAGGATATCGTTCTTAGTCGCCCACCCTGAAAAGTCAGGTGTTGTACTTTGCATTTTGACTACTCTTTGTCATTGACTTGTTCATCTTTCGGATTATATAAACCTTTAGATTGAGCGTCTTCTATAGACATTGACAAGTTACTATTAATCAGCATATCGGCCTTCGGATCATCCGCAGGTTTCCAACCCATGGCCATTCGCATCTCATTAGACGTAGCGACTTCATTTCTAGTCAGCTTGTCGACCAATTCAGCGAACTGATCAATCGGGATCATTGCAAATGGATCTCGATAGTACCAGATTTGTTGGTTCTGAGATCTTGCAGTTTTTGATAGGAACTTACGATTAAATTCTTCTGCGATCGCCCGAACAATTGGTTTAATCGTTCGCTCATTATAGTTCGTCATTGTCTGACCATCAGCCTCGCCCGAGAAAACAGACTCGTTAAGTCCCATCTGAGCATAAACCTGTTTGGTCAGATAGTCAATCTGATTCAATAGATTGTTTTCTACAGGTCGATTGAGTTGGGTTACACGCTCAGCAGAATCAATGTATGCAACACCGTACTTAGAGTTCTGAAGTTGAACTTCAATATCCTGTCGTCGTTGCATTGCTTGTTGTCGACGGGTCTCAGTTTTGATAGTGTATGGCAGCTGAATAAGCAAGTCAAGTTTACCCGAACTTGCAGCCTCGTCAAGTTGATCGAGATAATTCAACTTGCGGAGAAGTCTTTGTAATGTTGAATTTGGATTATTCATAGTTGTCGCTAGTGGGTTTTCCACAATTGCGACAAGACGCTTTGGAAGCCAAATCTCTTCTCGCTCACCATGGTCGACGATCCCATTTGGACCATTTGAATAATCTCTATACACCGACACTTTGACATGCCTAGGTGCCCATTCCACAATGCGACCAACTCGCATCTCGAGGACATCGTATGCATCTGAGACTTTTGGATCTTCACCAGAAGTCCTTGTCGGCACGACTGCCATAACACCAGCATCACAAAGCGTTAATACCATATCAAGCTTGAATGCCGATGACGCCTGGTCCAAATTAGCTTCGACATTTAGGCAATCATTCAAAGAGCTTTTAACCGTCGATAGGTATCGACCATCGCCATCAGTTCGGATATGTTGGAATTCCACAGCCGCGCAATCGATCGCGATTTGATTGTAAATTGAAGCTACAATCGTACGATCATTACCTCGACCTAGTACTGGCGACCCTGGATTGTAGCTGTTAGATCGTGAGAAACTATTTCTACCTTGATCGCCAACGTCTCGATAAAGGAACGCATCCCAGGATTTCTTAAGTCTATCTAACATTGTCACAGAGGCGTACCTCGGATTCTTTTCATTTTGACATCCTTAATCGAACGCTTCTCGGTTGAGTTTATATGCTACCCAACCGTCCATTAGAGCCGCCACATTATCAATCTTCTCTTCATGGCGCTTCTTTAAAAGTTTACGGTTGCCGTTTGTGTCTTCAATGGTAATGGCGTTACCCATTGCATACTTCATCAATTCTTGATCGAACAGCAATTTACGTTCTTCAGCAAGAATCTTAAGCTCACCTAACGGAACCGATTCAGTTCTTACTCCCTGAATAACTTTTTCAACACCATGTTCGCCATTCTCAATACACCAACGAGAGATAAATTCTTTTGAGTTGTACGGATCGAATCCAACACAAACTACTTCGTATTGCTCTTTATCAATGTGGGTTTCAAGATCGTCATAAACATCCATCATATCAAGAATGTCGCCGTCCATAACCACTAGAGAACCTTCTCGGCGGAAGTCCTCGTATTTTTGTCGAGCGGCTGCTGGAAGTTTAAAAAGAGTTCTCTCTGTGATGTAGCTTCGGGTTTTTACTCCAAAATTACCGTATCCCAATGGAAACAAGAATGTAAATGCACAGAAGTCATCGCCTTGTGATAGATCCATACCCATTGAACACGGTAGTTTCCAAAAAGATCGTGGTCGATGTGGAATAGTTTCCTCGTAAGTGAAGAAGTAACTAAAGCCTTCGAGAGGAATCCCGAAACGTTTTGCTACGATATCGTTACGAGTAGCTGGTTGATTTTCAGCTCTCTCAACATCTCGTCGATATGTCTCATATGAGACTGTCTTTCCAAGATTAGGCTGAGCTTTAAGCCACATGTTTGGGTCGGCTACTTCCTTGATGTCATCAAGTCTGTAATACCAAATAGAAACATGCGGAGCATCCATTTTACCTTTGAGGATATCCATCAATTCAAGCTTAATAGTATCCCCGGCACCATTACGAACGGTCCCTTCAGATGAAATTGCAAGAATCAAATAATCATCAATTCCGCCCTTAGCTGCTCCCTGTTCCAGAGCACCTACCACGTCTTCACGTGTGTCACCCGAAAGCCACTCGTCGACTGATGCAATCTTACAACGCAAACCTTGTAGTCTATCAACGGACATCGGTCGAATTTCAAGAATGGAACCTGTAAGGAAATTCTCGATACCTTTTTTAGTTGATGCCAGCTTTACCCTGTTAGCTTTAGAGCCGGTTGTGTTTTGAAGAGACCCGGCAGTTAGAAACTTAAATAACGGCCCTTTAGACCTAGTAATCGAAGTTCTAATAGGTGATAAAACTTCTTCAGCCTGACGCATAGTTGGAGCGGTTGTAACCTGATGTGTTGTAGAAGTATCCACATTCAAAAAATAATTTTGAATCGTTGAAGCATACATAGACTTCGCAGCGCCTCGGGCAACAATCAGATATTGTTTGGTTCGTAACCGCTCACAGACAGGTCGTTTCTCAAAGTGACCATCTTGATACTCAGTTTTAGGTACATATACGTCTTTATCGACAAAATGAAACCAAGCTAAGGCAGATTCGGCCCAGAGCTTAAAACTATCGAGAAGGTACAGATCTGAGCCATCAGTTAGCGTCAACTCTTTTTCGCAAAAAGCGATATACCCATCAATAGCTCGGTCATCATAATAATATCTTTTATCTGCAATGAGATTCTCAATACGATTCATCTCCATGGAGATTTCTCTATTGACAGGAATCTCACCACGAAGAACCTGATCTCGAAAGGCTTTATAATACTTCGGAGTTGCCGTATTGGACAACACCATCTAGGCTCCTTTCGATATAGTTAGTCTTTCTTTCCAGATAGTGCTTTCTCTAACTCGCTACCAAATGCTTTACCCATAGTTTTAGTTGTTCCATAAATTATAGCATTAGTTGCAAGCTTTGTTGCTGCTTGCTTACCAGCATCGGACATAACTTTTTTAATGAAGGTTCGTCCAGGAGATACATCTTCATCCAACAGTGCTTTCAACTGCTTCTCTGACTGTAGTCTCGAAGTGAAATCTTTGATGTCGGAATCACTAAGCTCTCGACGATTTTTAAGAGCCTTTACGCGCTTATCGCGAGTTGTTGGGGCAGACACCTTGGACGAAGGATTTGGGGACGTTGATCTAGCCCCAGATGAAGATACTCGAGTTTTAGATCTCTTGCGAACACCCCACTTCATACCCTTAACACCATGGTGTTCGAGCGCAAACTCTGAGATATCGATAAGTTCGAAATCAATCCCCGATACGGCTTGCATTACAAACTCGTGAGCAAGCTCTGAATCGTCGGGAATGTCAAAGTCGATATCAACTAAAAGCCCGTCCGAATCCCACTCAAGATTAACCTTACGAGTATAGCTACTCTCGGTCGTATCTTCGTGAGATACTGAATTCTTGACGCGTTCTTTTTCGGTACGAAGATTATTTTTTGCCGAAGATCGAGTTTGTTTAGCAGCGTCAACAGCAGCCTTCTTATTTTGACCTCGCTCAGCGGTAACAATGTTAGCTGTTGGATAAGAAGAAGTCTTTGCATCGAACTTAAAGTCCATGCGAAGTCCACCCTTAGATTTTAGATGGGAGGCAGCCTGAAGTTGTCTATTGACTGCTAGGGTAATTTCAGAGTAATACTTATCCCGCTCTTTGGAGGGCTTGGACAAATCTTTACCTTTATACTTTAGATTAAGGGTCTTAATCTCTTTCTTGATCGGCCTCGAAGCCGCCCTCAACGTTTTATCATATACCTTATGAGCAACTACGTTGGACTTCTCCTGACGCTTGAATGCTCTAGATCCCGCCTTATTAGTATTTGGTGCGAGATTCAGAATCCGTTGATTTAAATCTCCAGATTTTCGGTCTCGACGGTTCATCGTTGTCCTTCGACCGTCGACAAAACCGTCGCGCTTCTTACGAACACCCCACTTCATACCCT